ATATATAAGCGTTATAAGTTTTACACTTGACAGTTAATACAAATCATGCTTGCCAAGTTTCAGGAAATCAATAACTGTGCGGTGGTGCTAGTTAAGGGGATATTGGAGGGAAGAGAATAAATGGGCCTGGGTTGATCATAACTAATAGAACTTCTTCAGTTTTAGCCTTGCCCACGACCTGAACGACAAGAGGAAAAGTTTCATCTTCTTCTGTTGGGGTCCAGATTGTCCCTGGTTCTTTACCCGCATAGTATGTACGCCCAGGGATTAGGCCCTCGAAGCCTGCAAGTTCCCCAGCCGAATGGACGCTACAAGATGAGCCACTCTTTGACGAGACAAAACCTATGGATGTCATAGTATCCTGAGAAGAGCCATCGGCTTCTGCAACAGTATTTGAAGATGAAATATAGACGAGAGAGTTTAGAGGAAGACCGGGGTCGCAGGACCACACGCTATCTTCGCCAGGAACGACGACGACCGTACCTCCAGAAGAGCCATTTTGGGAATTGATTGCTCCTGCACGGAGGTACGAGTGTCTACGCATTAGAGAACCGTTAGTTGAAATTCTTCTGAGACAAGAAGACGCTTGTGGTTAAAGACCAGAACTTCGCATGGGCCTGGACCTGGGTCATATCCATAGAGACTCTCCAGGGTGACCTCAGCTACGATCTCATCATCCCCAACAGATATGCTGGTGATAGTTGCTGGGATTCTGATCCTATTCTTGAATGGCGTAGGGGCGATACAGTCGACCTTATTCCTCTGACGGACAAATAAGTAGACTTCTATGTCTGTGTCTTCAGCACCGAAGTTAGACCCCGTAATGGTCAGTTCCGTTGTCCCTGAGCGGGCCACGGTTGCGTCGTCGTCTTGGTCTGTTGAGACATCTGTGACAGTCGGAGCATTGGCTATCGACCATGTTGAAATTGAGAGAATGTCGCCATCAGCATTCTTCTCTATCTGCCTTGTGAAAACCACGTCTGAATCCTCGTCTGTGGTGTCTCTCAAGAACGTCTTCGTTTCGGTGATCGTAGTATCAACGTTCCCATCGGCAAAACCGTCTGCAATTAGACTGGGTTCGGCTAATAGTGATGCCATCAACGAGTTAAGATATGGTTGCTTCATTTGTTAGTTAGTCTCCATGGCCAGCTTATTCATCCTTGTGCGGGTCTTCTTAGGTGCCTCTACTGGCACTTCTGGCTCAATAACGTCCTCGATCACTTCTATTTCCCTGTAGAACTTATCTTCAAGGGTATCTGGATCTTCTTGATGAATGCGCTCAATTCCATACTTGATTACTGTAATCACATCTTCTCGAGGGGAGGGTTTCGCCTTCTCTCTTTCCAGAAGAGAGTTTAGTTCGGCAAGACCAGCCCTTCTTTGCATTACGATTCTTGAAATATGCTTACGCTGAATCTCAGCAGCGGAGAGGGCAAGGATATCCAATCCCCCTGCCCCAAGAGATCCAAGTAGTGGACTCTCTGAGTCGATAGAACGAACAACTCCAGACTCTAAAGATTTGTCGAGAATAGTTCGCTGCTCTACTGAGAGCTTGGATAGTTCAGCCTCTGAGATCTCTCTCAGAGGCTTCGCCTTCATTAAAGTGATATTAGTATCTGGGATTTGCCAGAAGGCACGAGGTGGGTTCAGGTAAATATGCATAATGTTTACTCCAGTTTAGGTTAACCGGAGTAAGTATATGTCTGCTCAATTAACCTTGTCCAGTAAAACCTAAATTAATTAGGCGTTATCGAATGTAAGTGCGATGTACTCGTCACGACCGAAGTTGCCTAGAGGACTCACCTTTAGATAAACAGTCGTGTTTGATGCACCAGCAACATCTGTTACCGACACAGTAGCAGCCCCATTCGCACTTGTCTGGATAATTAGAGACGGTTTGGCCGTAGTAGTAATTTCTGATCCAGCACCAGTTTCGGCTAGGCGCCAAGAGCCGACAACAGCAGCTAGCATGTTTGCGTCGAATACCTGGCAGTGGAACTTACAAGCAGCAGCAACATTTGTGCCACTGAAGTCCTTTACCTGAATAGCGACAGCACGGACATTGCCAACTTCGGCAGCAGCGGTAAGCGAAGCGTAGAGTTGACCGACCTGGAGATCCGCAGCATCGGACTCTAGAGTGTCGACTCTATCGACAATTGATACTTTTGAAAAATCAACCTGTGACATTTTTGACTCCTAATAAAAAGGGCCCTGACACCTTATCAGGCGAGGGCCCTAGCATTCAGTTCAGCCTAATTAATTAGGGAACAGCTACGTTACGAGTTGCAGCAGAGATGCTTCCAGCCACATCAATGTGTGCCGTTGCTGGGAGGATGATCTTGTTGCTGTCTACTACAATGTTCTTTGCAATTGCCAAACCTAGGCCTCTATCCTTTGGACGAATCAAGTAACGCTCGGAAATCTTGATCTTCAGGATGTCAGTCTCAGGGTCTGTCCACTCATTCGACTTAGGACCATGCTCTTCGATGTAGAACCCAAGCTCATTGCTATCTGCCATGATGATGCTTGTGGTGTTCGAGGACACATCATAAGGAACCCAGGGGCTAACAACGATACGGAAAGGCAAGCCAAGATAACTTGGTAGAACTGGAGCTGTGCGCAAGTTCTGATATTCGCCATCTGCACCGATTGGTAGAACGTTTCCGTCTCCATCCTTAGGAACGTGACCGTTCTGGTTAGGCCACGAACGAGCCTGACCACCCGGTAGAGCCTGACCACCGAAGCCAGCAGGGAAATCCTGATGAGCTGGGTTGCCTGTCCACTGACCTGGGTACCAAGCCTGCTGGTTCATCTGGGCGAAAGCACGAAGCTGAGCGTCCTGGAGGAACATGAGCCATGTCAAAGGATGAACGAACAAGAGGTTCGGGGTATAACCATGAGCTAGAACCTGTGCGTACATCTCGAAGACGTCGTCCATCGTGATAGTACCGTTCTGTGCACCTGTCAAATCGCGACCCGTTGTCGTACCAAATGCCGAATTCAATGGGCTCAAGTTGTCGTGGGTTACACGAGCAAGCTTGTACCACATATTCCAAATCTTCTCTTCCTTGTTACGTGCTAGAGCGCGAGCAGCCTGACGAGTTGCCATCGTGATTACGTCGAACTGAGAGTAGCGGAGTACCTCATCCGAGAACTTCACGGCAACACCGTACTTGGCTGGCGCGTTAGCGATCTGAGCTGCTGGACCATAGGTCACACGCAATTCAGGGAACGTCTCAAGCTCGCCAACCTCGAAATCACCGTCTACAGCACCCATGACTGGCATGTCGACGAATGTCCCGTAGCCATTGAATGGAAGACGCTGCAACATGTTGGTTGCAATAAGCATAGGCTCGATTGCTTCCTGGATGTTGTTGTTAATGACCTTAGGAACCCACAATGGGGATTCCCACATAGTCAGAACGTCCTTCATCTTCAGTTCTTTGCCATCTGGAAGCTGGTGCTTTGGAGAACGCCAAGCGTACTCAAAGTCCTTGAACTTTACATCAGCCTTTGCGTCCACTTCGTGGAATGGCATCTTTCTAAGCTGATTCATATCTCTAATAGCCATCTTGGTTTACTCCTTAGCGCATGAATAGGCTGATTACGACTTCGCCCATTGTTGACTGTGCTTTATGCATGTTGTCAGGGTATCCGTCAGTTGCCGAACCTGGCATGCGGTCGAGAGCCTCGAAGCCCGGAATCGATGCGTCCCAGCGAGTCTTGACCTTATCAAGGAGAGACTTCGGGTGACGAGTATCGATCTTGATTACCTGACCGACGATACGGTTGTGGTACTTCTTCAAGCTAGCAAGCGCAGCATCTACAGCATCCTGGATGTCAGCCTGGAGTGCACCACCTACAGTGACTGCCTCCGGCTCTGCAACAACGATGTTCGAGTCACGGTCGAATGTTACGCGAGAACCACGGACGAAGTCTGTGATGTCATCAGCAACAGCAACCATCTGACCCTCGATCAACGGATCATACGAATCTACGACTGGGAGGATCAAGCAGTAGTTCGTACGGACTGTCTTTGGCTCCATCTGGAGACGCCAGTGCTCATTACGCTCTAGAGTGCCATCATCCTCTGCCTTGCGAGCTTCCATGCCTGTTGCCGAACCCGTATTGAACAAGTGTGCGTTTGAAGCGCGGCTGATTGTGTCCATCGATGTGCGGAGCCAAGAGCCCGATGCACAACCAATATGATCACCAATCGTAACAGCGAATGTCATAGCACCATCGCAGTCGACTGTCACGTCGCTATCGCTATATGCCTGAAGAGGGTTGCCATCCATTCTAATCATAGAATAGATAACTGGCTCGTTCAGCGTTACTGCAATACCGCGAGAGTTCTTTACACCGTTGTCGACATCTGCCTGTGAGTAGCGGATAAAATCAGCACTGGCATTAGCCGACGTGAAGTTAACGTTGCCGCTTCCCCAGTTTGCCAGACCTTCTGCTGTCTCCTGCTCAATAGCGTAACCGGCTGGAACAAGGAAGCCCATGCTATCAAGAGCTACGACCTTGCCCTGAAGCACAACGTAGTATTCGTTATGCTTCTCGACGAAAAGCTGAAGAGGCAAGTATGGGGCTACGTGTGCATGTAAACGCGGATATTCTGTTGGACAGAACTCCACGTTTGGGACCATCACGCCGAAGTCTCTTGCGTACCTCTTAATTGTTGGGTTGTAAACTGCCATTTCTTAAATGTCCTCCAAAATTATGGCTGTACGTTGGCTGGGATTAGTCCCTTTGCACGCGCATCCTGAAGATATCTTTTTGCTGCTGATGGACCTTCAGGACCATAGTACTTATCGTAGTAAGTCTCGAAGATTACCTTATACTTGTTTCTATCAACTGCTTCAACTCTTTCTTTCGTGTCTGCAGAGTCAGCTGTTCTTGGATCCTCAACACGTTCGCCAGTTGGCTTGCGTGCTGCGCCATTTACAGCCTGAGCCTTGAGATCCTGTAGAGAATTTCTCAGGGAGTCGATGCTGCGCTCAGTAAAGACTCTTGCCGTCTCGACCTTGTCTTCAATCTTGAAGCCATGAGAGATCTGAGCATCTACGAGAGCGTCAGCGAGCATGCTCTTATAAGCCTTAAGAGTATCAGCCTGTGCTGCAGTGAGAGACTGAACTTCAGCCTTCAGCGAGGCGACACGCTGCTTTAGAATGTCTCTTTCTGTAGTTAGATCAGTAAGCTTATCTGCGTTTGCTTCGTAGACAGCTAGTGCATCTTTTGTGATAGAAACTAGATCGTTTGTTTCATCTGTTGGGGCTGCCGAATCTTCAACGCTTACTTCCGTGGACTCTTCAGCGGGAGAGTCAACAGGGGAAGTAAGTGCTGTGACCTTATCAGTCAGCGACTCAAGGATAGCAGCCTTGGAATCAGAGTCCTCAATCTCCTCGAGCAATGACTTGATTGCTTCGGCGTGCTTGAGGTCTCGTACCGGGAACGTACGGTTGGGTCCAATGAAGACAGAGTCTTCCAGGTCCTTCAAAAGATCGCCGGTAAGGCGTGCAGCACCGTCGAGGTGCTTGGCGATTGCTTCATAATTTGAAGCTGTATCCTTTGTAAGTTCAGTTAGTTTCATTGTTAGTCCTTTTTGGTCAAGTCCCCGATCTTGTTTCATTTCTCCAATTACATTAGCTTGGTGAATGTGTGGGGTATTTGCATTGTTATCCAACTTATTTACATTTGTCCAATCAAAAAGATTATCCGCATCAACATTAGCAGAATCAGTAAGTCTTACGACCGTATCGTTCTTCACCGCGAAGCAGTCTTCAAAGAGAGGATATGCAATAGGTTGGTTCTTCTGGATAGCATCTGCGAAAGTTATGTCGTTGCCGACTTCGATGATCTGAGCTAATTGTGCAGCTGGATGGTTGACTGGTGAAACTTCTTCCCAGTCGTAATTCATCGGGACCTTGACGCACTCAACTCCATCAACAATCTCCCCTGGTTCGTGCTCACAAACCTGACGAGCCCAATCGATTAGCTCTCCTTGCAGTGCACAAGCTGAGCAGTATGCGCTACGAGGGGCCATTCCTGTAGAGACAGTTAGATATCTACCGTCCAAGATTTTACGGATAGCGTCTGGATCTGTTACGTCCCACAATCCTAAGATGTGCCCGACACCACGATACTGGTTGTTCTGGGACATACTCAAGAATGTTGGGATTGTTCCCAGGCGAGCAATCGGCTTGGCCTTAGAATCCTTGAATACTTTCATTATGCCGCCGACACGACTATCAACATTCACTGCTTCATTAGTCGTGTCGATATACCTTACATCTATTACACGGCCAATGGGATCTCTGTCATCTTGGTGGTGGAGCTGAATTGGCTTTGGGTATGGCTTGATAAAGGTGATGGCTGATTTGTAGTGCTCGTCTGGGAGATAGACGGCCTTATTTCTGGTTCGGATACCAGCGAAGGTCATACGGACTTTCGCACGGAGTCTATAACCAGATGGTTCGGTACTGTCCTTGGTCTCGAATAGATGCTGTTTTCCAGCTTCTATGGCAATAGGGGTAGCGACGAAACTAGAGAAGTCTCTAAAGTCGGCTATTGGCTTTGCCCATTTCGAAGGATGAAGTATGTCAGGCATTTGATGGCTCCGGTTCTAGGTCACACTGACAATTTGGATGATAAGGTGGCAAATTCTCAAGTGAGATATCATTCAAGTCAATAACGATGTTATGCCAAATTTGGTAGTCTTCGCCTTCAGGATCGGATTTAACAATAGCTCGCTGAACTCCATTATTCCGCATGGCAGCCACTTTCCCTAGTATGTAGGCTTTGTGGAGCAATGTGCGCTCAATGAAACGAATACGATATTCCAATACATCGATAGCCAGACGCTCCTCATCCTTGCTTGCAAGTTGGGACGCTGTCTCTATCGATGCGTCTCGGAAAAGACGATCAACATCTGTCTCAAAATCTCTTCTGACACGTTTGTTGATTGCTTCTAGCTCTAGACGAAGAGCAAGAGAAAGTGGATATGTCCTGGCACCTCGGAATACTGCATTCTCGATTGACGACTGGAACAGATACTTAGCTCTTTCCGCCGTTGCTAAGAAGAGTTGATTGATATAGCCGAGGTTTACAGTGCGCCCCTTAAATCTCTTGATATCTTCTGCAAGTTGGTTATATGTTTCTGCCGCAACTGCATCTCTCTCTACAGAGGATTTCCTCTTTTCTGGGCCAGACTTCTTTCCGTGCTGATTAGTTGGCTGTTGCCTATTGGCCGCCTGGGCTCTTGCTTTGCTAATATCTGCCTCTACCTGCCATTCTGCCCTCTGCTTATCTACACGATGTAAGAATGTATCCTCTCGATTGTCGTCACCAAGAGGCTCCTTCCCCATATGCTTACGAGCTTCTGTCTCGGTAATCGCATTCCCCTGATACATAAGCATGAAGTGATTCTGCATCTTGATTTGCGATTCCAAATCGATTTCATTGAACTGCAGCTCTACTCTTTGCTCATCATCAGAATGGTCGTACTGGAACGTGCTCTCGAGCATTAGCTCTCTGACCATTTGGAAGTTGATAATATCTGCCATGCACTGCTGATAGAACTTCACGTTGTCAATGGCCAATTTGGACATTGTATCAGCGGTAGCTCTATTGCTTGTATCACCATAACCAAAGTCCAATTCCGAAAGGCCAGAGCCAGAGATCACTCTCTTCTTAAAGTACTCGAGGTATGTCTCAGCTCTGAGTGCTCGGCTCTCTGAGCCAAGGCCTTTGATTTCATGGCGTTCAGGTGTGATGATCATTCCGTCGTTTGCCATATCCTGAATCTTGGATCTGACAATATCACACTCTGTTAGGCCGTCCTCATAGCGCTTCATTGGCGCGAGTTCTGTGCCTACCTTGTATTGGAACAAGGGGTGAATGTGCTGGTGAACTAAGTTCTCGACGTTTTCTTCGATGCGGCGAAGAGCGGTTATGTCATCGAGAACTGGAATCCATGATGGAGTTCCTGCTAATTGATGTGTCTTTCTATAGATATGGAAATGGATTACATCTTCTGGAGCAAAGATCTTTTCGCGACCATCGGGCATAATGTGCTTATAGCCCTTGATATGATAGTCCTTCCCAATCTGGAACAACATTGTCTCTGGGCTGGCAACAAAATAGCCCGCTATTGGCTTCAATTTGAAGCCATCTACATCTCTGACCTTGCCGCTAGAAGTGGAGACATCTCTAGCTTTAATCAGGAAGCAGTTGTGGTATCGAAGCAGGTTGCTGAGGACTTCGACTAAGAGGGACCAGAAGCTTTGTCCTTGGGCAATCTCTAATTCTGCAATACGACGTTTGATGTAGTCTAGTGATGTTTGATTTCTCGAGACAAACACCCATCCAGCCTTAATGGCAAGAGCCAGCTTCTTGAAATTAGCTTGATAGACAAAAGAATCAGTATCTTCTGCCATGCCGATATCGACAAAGTCGTATTCGGCTGGATACCAAGCCTCCCCACTCTTGCGTGTATTGGAATTTGTTGGAAGTCTATAGGTAAACGTTGGACGCTTTATCGCTGGAGATAAGGCTTTCATTAGACTGACACTAGGCTTTATCTCTTTGAGATCCCTAGTAGTCTGATCTAACTCGATGATGTCTTCCATATTATCCCCCTAGCTCAAGTGTCCATTGCCTTAATAGCGCTTCTTCGTCTGGAGTCGCTTTCTTGAGACAGTTCTTTAGAGCGAAATTGAATTGCTTGATTGTAGATGATGGGAACTTCGCGTTAAGACTCTGCTGAGAATTTGTGCCTGGTATTGTCGAGCTACCTCTTGGCTGGCCGCTAAGGACTCCATCAATGGCGATTGTAGTTCCATTTGGGGAACGGCTATTGAGTTGGTCAACAATTTGACGCACATTCTCTTCTGTGCATAGTTCTTCTTGAGTTCCGAGCTTTACAATTACCTCGCAAATATCAATTATGGTGGCGACGGCCTTGATCTGATCGTACCAACTTATATTATCTTGAGTGATTAACCATTCACCGCCCAAGAGATCGATTAGAGCATCTTGAACCTTAGTAAGCTTTAGCTCGATCCAATCTATGGCCTCTTGGCCAACAGAACGTATGTAACTTACAATATCTTCGCCAGGAGTACTAAGTTGCTTGGCAAAATCATGAATCTCTACATTTGCACGATGGGCATTCTGTGCAATATCGTTTAGCTCGGCATCGACCCTATCAGAAGTTAGCTTCTTATTAAAGTGAAGTGCCTTTGGGCCATGATCATTAGAGATGCTGAGGCCGCTGAGGCTTCTGGCCGAGTTCTCGATGCTATTCAAGATACAATCTACTTGGTCCAATATGAACTGCAAGTACATATTGAGGAAGTCTTCTAAGCCCCCGATGTATGGACGCAAAAGACTGCTTAGAATATCATTCAAAGCAGACATCAGATTGAAGTTGATCGACTCTAGGACTCGCTCGATAAAGGCCGTGAGGATACCAATCAGAACTAACAAATCTTGTGGACAGAGGTCTCTAAAGGCATGTAAGAGCCGACAAAGCTCATCAAGTACTGGGTTCCCCTTAAATAGATCTTCAAGACCATCTAAGAATCCTAGGCGGGCCTTTAGGTCGGCCATCAATATCTCTTTTAGACGGTCCCAGTCAAAATCGCCCAAGGACCATTTCATATTGCATGGGATACATTCTGAAAGGTCCTTGAATAGACGATCATTCTCGCTTCGATCAGAAGACGTACCTTCTAACGGCTGAAGGCCAGCTCCTAGTGAAGATGCTTCACGGATCAGGGGCTGTGAGGTGGTGCCTAGTGCTGGCGCGCCTGTGTTTGGGCTGATGATTCTGTCTACCCTGGACTTGGAGACTTCAGACATTGCTATTGTGCGAATGATGTCCTTCGTACTTAGGGCCTCAGCGACCTTTACTCGGTTAGAGCTCTTAAGCAACTGGGCCCTTAAGAACTCTTCATAAGATTTTATGATTAGCTGCAGATCTTTCCTGCGGGCTAAGGCGTAATCAATATTCATTATACGATGCCGGTCCCTGTAATATCAGCTGGGCTTAAGGGTGGAATGGCGACGATCTCTGTTGGTGGGCCTACTCTGGATGGAAGGATTGCTGGGGTCGCCTCTCCTGTTGGCTGAGGCACTCCTGGAAGAACAACCAAAGCCAACGCCACATCATTTGTCATTACTGTTGGGGGCATGGCCGGGATCGTTACGGCAGCCACGCTCGTAGATGGTCCGCTTG